TATGGTGGCTTGACAAGAACAATTCCACCTGTTAGAGGTCCTAATCCACAAGGTGTTGAATCATTATTTAAAAGAAGGTATAGTTAATCATGGCTGATATAGACAAGTCATTACCCAATATTAAACCAGAAGATCAAATTCTATTAGAACAAGGAGTTGAACAAGAACTTCCTGATGTTGCTCCAGAAGTAAAAACTCCTGTTGAGATAACAGAAATGGAAGATGGTGGAGCAGAAGTTTCTTTTGATCCAGCTGCAGAACAGAATATGGGTGCACAAGACCACAATGCAAACCTAGCAGAATTTTTAGATGACAGTATTTTAGGACAGATTGGATCTGATTTAGAAGAACAATATAAAGATTATAAATCCTCAAGACAAGATTGGGAAATGACTTATACAAATGGTTTAGATCTTTTAGGATTTAAATATCAAAATAGAACAGAACCATTTAGAGGAGCATCTGGTGTTACACATCCAGTGCTTGCAGAATCAGTAACTCAATTTCAATCACAAGCTTACAAGGAATTATTACCAGCAGATGGTCCTGTAAGAACTCAAATTATTGGAAAAGTAGATCGTCAAAAAGAAGAACAATCAGAACGTGTTAGAGATTTCATGAACTATCAAATTATGACAGTCATGAAAGAATACGAACCTGAATTTGATCAAATGTTATTCTATTTACCTTTATCAGGATCTACGTTTAAAAAAGTTTATTATGATGCAGTTCTAGGTAGAGCAGTTTCTAAATTTATTCCAGCAGAAGATTTAATCGTTCCTTATTCTGCAACTTCATTAGAAGATGCTGATGCAATTGTTCATACAATAAAAATTTCTGCAAATGATTTAAGAAAACAACAAGTAGCAGGGTTTTATAGAGATGTTGATTTAGGAGAACCTCCTTTAAAAGAAGATGAAATTAAAAAGAAGGAAAGAGAATTAGAAGGAATCAGAGTTGAAAAACAAGATGACATTTATACTTTATTAGAATGTCATGTTTATTTAGACATTGAAGGTTTTGAAGATAGAGATCAAAATGGTGAGCCCACAGGAATTAAACTTCCATATATTGTAACAATTGAAGAAGGATCAAGAGAAGTTCTTTCAATTAGAAGAAATTATAAAGCAGATGATCCGTTAAAAAATAAAATTAATTATTTTGTACATTTTAAATTTTTACCAGGACTTGGATTCTATGGCTTTGGATTAATCCATATGATTGGTGGTTTATCAAGAACAGCTACTCAAGCATTAAGACAATTACTTGATGCAGGAACTTTATCTAATTTACCCGCAGGATTTAAAATGCGTGGTATTAGAGTTAGAGATGATGCACAACCAATTCAACCAGGTGAATTTAGAGATGTAGATGCACCAGGAGGAAATCTTCGTGATGCATTCATGCCTTTACCATTTAAAGAACCATCCGCGACCCTTTTACAATTAATGGGTATTGTGGTTCAAGCAGGTCAACGATTCGCGTCCATCGCTGATATGCAAGTGGGTGACGGTAATCAAAACGCGGCTGTGGGTACGACTATGGCATTGTTGGAGCGCGGATCGCGAGTGATGTCTGCAATTCATAAAAGAATTTATGCTGCACTTAAAAATGAATTTGAATTACTTGCAAAAGTATTTGCAACTTATTTACCACCAGTTTATCCTTATGATGTTGTTGGGGGTGAAAGACAAATTAAAGTAGCAGACTTTGATGACAAGGTAGATATATTACCGGTAGCAGATCCAAATATATTTTCTCAAACACAAAGAATTAATATTGCACAAACTGAAATGCAACTTGCAATGTCTAATCCACAAATGCATAATCTGTATGAAGTATATAGAACTATGTATGAAGCAATTGGAGTTAAGAATATAGATTTAATATTACCTCCACCACAAGATCCACAACCAATGGATCCATCCGTTGAACACATTACTGCAATGGCTGGACAACCTTTTAAAGCTTTTCCAGGACAAGATCATAGAGCTCACATTGAAGCGCATTTAAATTTTATGCAATTAAATCTTGTTAAAAATAATCCAGTGGTAGTTGCAGCGATTCAAAAAAATATATTAGAACATATTTCATTAATGGCACAAGAACAAATTCAATTAGAATTTTATAAAGAATTACAACAAGTGCAAATGTTACAACAACAAGCAGCACAAGATCCAAGGATTGCACAACAATTACAAATGATTATGCAAAAAATTGAATCTAGAAAATCTGTGTTGGTTGCTGAAATGACAGGTGATTTTATGCAAGAAGAAAATAAAATAATTACAGGTATGGATTCAGATCCATTATTAAAACTAAAAGCCAGAGAATTAGACTTAAAAGCTATGGAAAATGAACGTAAGAAAAAAGAAGCTGAAGATAGAGTTAATTTAGATAAGTTAAAAGTGATGTCAAATAGACAGGTAGCCGATGAAAAACTTCAACAAACAGATGATTTAACTAAATTAAAAATAGGCGTAGATCTTGCTAAACAAGGTATTAAAAACACTAAAATAATGACTAGCTAATAAGCAGTATTGTGGTATTTTAAATATTAGTGTATAAATAAAACAAGGATACTATTATGAAAAAAATGACAAAAAGCCAAACTAAAGTTGGTAAAGTTATGAGAGAATTTAAAAAAGGAGAATTACATTCTGGTAAATCTGGAAAGATTGTAAAAAATCCTAAACAAGCTATTGCAATTGCTTTATCTGAAGCAGGCAAATCTAGAAAAAATTATGCTGAAGGTGGATCAGTTAAATCTAGTTCATCTAAAAGTTCTTCAAGATCTGAATATGGAACTCAAGTAGATTTTTCACAATTTACAAATTCTGATGGAACTTTAAAAGGTGGAATTGATGTTGAAATGACTAACCCACAAGAAACTCAAATGGATCAAGTTGGTGGTCAAAGAAGAATGTTAGCTGATAAGAAAAGAAAAGCGAAGTGGTACTAAATCATGATTCAAATGTTGGGAGCCATAGCGCCTCTTGCTAAAATTTTATTTAGCACGATTGAAAAAGCTGTTCCTGATAAAGATCTTCAAGAAAAATTAAAAGCACAATTACAAACTCAATTACTTCAATCTCATACACAAGAATTGCAAGCAGCATCAAGAATTATTGAAGCTGAAGCAAAAGCTGGCTGGTTTGCATCAAGCTGGAGACCTTTATTAATGTATGTATTAATATTTATTTTAGTTTGGAACTATGTTATAGGTCCTATTATTAAAGTATTCTTTGGAGCAGTTATCTCCTTTGAATTACCCGGCGATGTTTGGACATTATTAAATGTTGGACTTGGCGGATATGTGATTGGTCGTTCAGCAGAGTCGGTTGCAAGAACGATGTCAAATAAACCGACTAACAACCAAGAAAACGGATAGGACACAAAATGAGAAACGATTATAAAATAAGACCAAGACCAGAGTTCAGAGGTGGTGGAATCGCTATGAGAGGAAAAGGTCAAGCTCTTCGTGGCGGTGGAATTGCTATGAAAGGCATGGGACAAGCTCTTAAAAAAGGCGGAATGGCAAAGAAGAAAAAATAATGGCTAAACAAGGTTTGTGGGCAAATATTAATAGAAGAAAAAAATTAGGAATTAGTCGTCCTAAATCTGAAACTACTATTTCTAAAAAAGCCTACGCAAATATGAAAGCAGGCTTTCCTAAAAAGAAAGCTAAAGGTGGAATGGCTATGGATGAATCTATGGCTCATGAAGGTAAAGAATCTAAAGCAATGGAAGCTAAAGAAACTAGATTAGAAAAAAAAGGTTATAAAGAAAGTAAATTTGGTAAAATGATTTCTGCTGGTGCAAATTTAGATAAACGAAAAAGAGTTATTACAAAAGCAAGTACTATGTTAGCCAAAGGTGGTATTGCTAGAGGTTGTGGAAAAGTAATGCCAGATAGAAGGAAGACAACTAAATATTATTAATATGGGTGAAGATTCAAATAAAAAATATTATAAAAAAGCAAGAGATGAACAAAAAAAATTTAAAAAATCAGAAGAAGAATTAGATAAAAAATATAAAGAACAAATTGAAAAAGATAGAGAATTTGAATACATTAATATGTTACACCCAGAAGATTCTACTAAAGAATATAATCCAGTTGAATTTTTAAAAAAAGGTGGACTTATAAAAGGAAAACCAAAATTAACAAAAAAAGGTTGGAAATAATATGGGTGATATTGCATTAAGAGGAAAAGGTAGAGCAATGATGGCATCTGGTGGCAGAACTCCAGCATGGCAACGTAAAGAGGGTAAATCTGAATCAGGTGGATTAAATAGAAAAGGTATTGCATCTTACAGACGCGCAAATCCAGGTTCAAAATTATCAATGGCTGTAACAACAAAACCTTCAAAATTAAAACCAGGTTCAAAAGCTGCTAATAGAAGAAAATCATT